AAGAACCAGTACCAGAATATTAAAGGTAATGCAGTTAAAGCCGAAGCCCAACCATTTGCACCAGAATTAGAACAGACAACGGAAACGGTTAAAGGTGTTGAGACAATAGATAGGGAAGCAATCATAAAACAATTAGAAGGAAGTGGGATAACCCCAAGATTTGATGCGGGTGGAGTTAAATATATAGATAAAGATGGTCGATTATTAGATGAATCTGATGTTGAATTTGCTCTAGGCCCAAACAGTAATATTATTAGAAAATCAAATCCAACTAAATTTTCCCAATACACCCTCCCTGGTGGTAATAATTATCGGGAAGTATTGATACAGGCACCAGCAGAACGAATGACAGTCACTAGACCAGATGGGAGTAAATTTAATGAGGCGTTATCACCCAATAACTTTACTTCATCTCACTGGGATGAACCAAACGTCCTAGCCCACGTTAGATTAAACGATAGAACTTATAACGGTAAACCAGTTACCTTTATTGAGGAAATACAAAGTGATTGGGCGAGGGAGGTTAGGAAAGCACCAAAAACTAAATATATTGCTGAGAAAGCCACCAACCAACCTGGAAATCAATGGTGGGTGACTGATACTTTAGATGAACACGACCATGGTAGATTATTTGATACTAAAAAAGAAGCTCAGGCATGGATTGATAAAAACGGGGCTACTCCAACTAATCCAATGCTTAAAAAATGGCAGGAACTAGCCGCTAAACGTGCCTTAAAAGACGCTGTAGACAACAATAGCGAATACCTAGCCTGGACTACGGGAGAGCAACAAGCCGCTAGGTATGATTTAAGTAAGCAGGTGGAAAATATTAGTTGGACACCAGAACAAAGCGTTGAAGCCCACAACGTCGGCGGTAGAAAGATGGTGTCAATCAACCCCAATGGCCGCTCAACCATCCAACTATGGATAGATAAAAACAATAAGGTAGTTAAAGTGGGCGACAATCAAATGGTTGGTAATTGGATGGGTAAAGATATAGGGGAGGTAATCGGTAAGGGGGTAGGGGAAAAGATAGCCAAACAGTCAGAAGGCAACTTATCCGGTGAAGGTCTTAAAATCGGTGGTGAATGGGCTAATAACTTATACGATAGGCAATTACCTAATATTATCGAGAAGCTAACGGGGCAGAAGGCTGAGATAGTAGATTTAGATTTGCCTGTGGACACCCGCAATGATGAGGGCTTTTGGAAAACCATAACCAACGGTGTGTCTAAAGAAAGAATTACGCCTGAAAATGTTAAACCAGGGATGTTAATCGCCGACTCCTCCAGAGACAGGTATGTGGTAACTAGGGTTATGCCTGGTGGAGAAATTAAAGTTATAGACGACTTAGTATCTAGTAATGAGTATGAAATCTATGAAAAGATTTTAAAACGATTTAAAGATGCTAGGGGGGACACTCCCCAAATTTCCGAGATTAGCGATAAATTAACTAAAGACGATTTACGTCTGTTAGATAAGTACAGCGAGAAACAAACCATAAAGATAAATAAAGCTTCCGGTCAAATGGGTATTAAACTTACCCCCCAAGTCAAAGCTAAAGTACGTGGTGAAGCACCGCCCGTTAAGCAACCGTCTGGGGTTAACCCACTTTTAATGTTAATGGGCGCATTAGGATTAGGCGGGATGATGACTGATAAAAAGCGTAAACAAGGCATAGTGCAGAACTACTTGGGAATGTGATATAAGTGGGGCATGGCTGATAAACAGCTAAACAACACTGAAAGAGTAAGAGGAAGGCCGTGGCCTAAAGGAGTATCTGGCAATCCCAAGGGCAGACCGCCAAAAGGTCATTCAATTACCGAGATGATAATGTCGATGATGGATGAGAAGCCGGAGATTAAACGCGGTATCGGGGAAAAGATTATCCAGTTAGCGAATAATGGTGATGTTCAGGCGATTAAGATGCTCTGGGCGTATATTGACGGGGAACCAATACGCAAACAAGTTATAGACTCAGATAGCGGTATTAAGGTATCAATTGTTGATTATGGAACTAACCCCAAGGTTGACGTAGACAAATAGGTGGTGGTAAATTGTATGAATGATAAAGAATTGTCTTATATGCGGTGCGGAGTTTATCACTTATCCAAGCAAAGTTTTATTGGGGAGGGGTAAATACTGTAGCCAAATCTGTTGTGCCGAGGCCACTTATTTTAAGAAGGGAATTAGACATAATCCGGCAACGGAGTTTAAGAAAGGACAACTACCATCAAATTACCGAGGCTACCGCATAACACAATCCAGACCCAACTCACCGGAGTATAAACAACTTTACAAACCGGACGGCAAAACAAAATATGTGCGAGAGCATAGACACATAATGGAATTAAAGTTGGGTAGAAAATTAACCAAAGACGAAATAGTGCATCATATTAACGGAAACGGCCTAGACAATAGAATAGAAAACTTAGAACTTATGAGTAAGAAGAAACACGACAAAATGAATACCCCGCTTAACATTCACAAGCGTTGGGCGGTTAGGAAGCAGGTGGTGTAATATCCCCCCCATTAGTATAAACATCACCCTACAACCCAAACAAAGAGAAGCCCTGATTAAATCAGAGGAAATACCAGTCTTGCTATATGGGGGGGCCTAGTTAGGGGAGGCGGGAAAAGCTATTTAGTTAGGGCCAGGGAACTACTAAGACGGTTAGAATACCCCAAGACTAAAGGCTTGATTATTAGAAAGACCTACCCCGAACTATTATCTAACCATATTAGATTATTCTTGAACGAGTACCCCGAAACTAGAAAATGGTACAACAAGGGCGAGAAGGCTATCTATTATCCTAACGGTTCTATTACCGAGTTTTCCTACTTACAGAATACTGATGATGTGTATAACTACCAGGGGAGGGAGTATGAGGACATTTCGGTAGACGAGGTGACTCAGCACGAGTGGGAAGTTATCCAGGTGCTTAGAGGGTCTAATCGAACGACCAATCCCACGATTAAGCCGTCTATGCTTTTAACCGGCAACCCCGGTGGCAGGGGACACGCTGAGGTTAAACGAGTCTTTGTAGACAGGTTATTTCAAGGCGAGGAGAAGTCGACTGACTATGGGTTTGTATCCGCTAAGGTTTGGGACAACAAAGCTCTAACCGACGCTGACCCAGAGTATGTAGAAAGACTTAGACAGTTGCCGGAAGCCAAACGTAAGGCGTGGCTAGATGGTTCCTGGGACGTGTACGAAGGCCAGTTCTTCTCAGAGTTTAACCGTGACCGGCACGTGGTCAGGCCGTTTGCGATACCCGAGGAGTGGCACCGCTATATTGGCTTAGACTGGGGTGTCAACGCCCCCACAGCGGTCATGTGGCTGGCGGAGGACTACGACAAGCATTTATATATTTATAGGGAGATTTACCTTAACGGGGAGATGTTCGAGCAGAAATACGGCAAACCTTTAACTCCACGGCGAATGGCTCGTCTTATCTTAGCAGTCTTAAAGAAGTCCAAGGAAACGTATAAGTACATGGTGTGCGACCCGTCTATCTGGAACCAGGCTTACTTTGGCAAGGGAGCTAAGGCATTGGAGCAGGGTGAGTCTATTGCCGAGGTGATGACCAATGAAGGGTTGCATTTAATTAGGGGCGATAACGACAGAATGAACGGCTGGAGTACGTTTAGGGAAGCGTTAGCGACCAGTTCAGATGGCTATCCGTATCTTAGAATATTCGAAAACTGCACCAACATACTGCGTGAATTGCCCGCGGCCATTTATGATGATATAAAGATTGAAGATATGGCATCAGATATTGAAGACCACACTTTAGACGCGACCAGATATATCCTTCAATCCCGCACCGTTGCTCCCCGTAAAGTTATCCATAAAGAAGTAAATGTAATTAGAAAGCAACTAAGAGTTGCGGAAAGACATTATGCCCAAGCGCAAGCCACCGGTGAAGATTATTACTAAGCGGGGTAGACCATTTAGGGTTCAGTTAGATGAAATTCCAGTACCAGAAGTAACGCTTAATTTCGATGACTTTTACAACGCTTTACTGGCGACTGACGAAATGCTATCCGGGTGCGGGATTAACTACGTTTGTATCGGGAATACTTTAGACGTAATCATGGGTTTAACTAAGCAATTCACCGAGCCGATTACGTTGGCTACGCTGCACAGTCAACTGACCGATTACGCGAGAAGTGCTTTAAGACAGTTGACCAACCCGACTTTTGAGTGGAACGGAGATTATGTTAAAAAGATAATTTTGCCTATAGGTATAATTAAAGTAGAGATGCGGGTATTAAACGGAAACTTCAGGCCAGTGAAGAATTACGACCTGAAATACTTTAATTACGATTTATGGAAGATACCCAATCCAATCGAAGAATTTAACCGCATCTTGAAAGAAATTAACCTATGAACGAAATAATCTACGCCTTAGTCATTTTCTCCCTGTTAGGTTACGTGATTTATTTGAATCGACAACACCAGAAAGAAACTCAGCTTTTGCTTAATCGAATCATGGCTAAGGACTTAAACGAATTTAAGCAAACTACTGTGCCGGTAAAAACTGACAAGACAGAAAAGCTGCCGCCTCAGTATGCCGATATGCAAGCCATGCCCGATGAGGAGTGGGACAAGATTATCAAGCAACAAGCCGGAACTGAATCACCCACAAGTAAAGCGATTAAATCATTAAAGAGCAAAATAAGGAAGTAATATGGCGCTAACTTATCGGACCGAACAAATACCTAGTCCGGGTATGGTGCAAACCATAACTGAGATGCACACTTTATCCGATAGGGTTAAGCGCACCTTTGCCCGCAGATGGTACGACAACAATTTCTTTGATGATGGGTATCATTTCAGATTCGTACATCGGACCACCGGCAGAGTGGTTGACTTATCTGACCGTGGTAACTTCAATGCCCCGCGCCGAGCTATTCCTAAGGCTTCCAGGCAAATTAGGGGCATAGCCAATTTATTATTATCATTTGACTACCATCCGGTTATCTATCCCCGACGGGTTGAGAGAGATTTGTACGACCCGGATATTGTGATTCCTACGACTGGCGAAGTAGTTAAGAACCCTTATTACATGGAAGAACTGAACAGAGCTAAACTAGAAGCGAGGTTTAAAGGCTATTTTGTCGAGGATATTTGGCGGGACTTGGATATGTTTGAGGAGAAGATACCCTTACTTCTGTTAAATGCGATGCGTAATTCTGCCGCGTTTATGCAGTTCTGGTACGAATCCGAGTCCGAGAAGATTAAAGGTCAGACTTACGACGCGTTTGATATAGATATTCTAGGCAATTACCAGGATATTGAATTGGTCCCGTTTATTGGTAAGTGTATCCCTAGGTTAACAGCCGACATTCAATCAGATGAAAAGTTTAACGAAGAACAACGCATGAAAGTAGTCAGTGATAACAAACTAGCATCGAGTGAAATTAAGGAAGCCTACCTGAGAACCAAGTTCGGTCACGAAGGTAAGGGTGTTGGCTCGGAGACTTCTTTGCAGTATGAATACTTTATTAAGGAACGAATTACCGACGATAATTGGAATAGGCTTTTACAACAGGAAGATGCCGACTTAATTGGTAAGGGCAAGAGTAAAGGAGATATAATCGTCAGGCAGACGTTTGCCGCCGGTGGGCAGACCTTAATGGACAAATACATTCCAGGCAAAGAGTATCCCTTCGTAGACTTTAGAATGGAACCGGGGGCGATTTGGCAAACCCCGCAGATTGAAAGGTTCATCCCCCAGAACAAATCCATAGACGACGTAGTCACTAGGGTAGAAAGACACATCAACTCTAACCCAATGGGTATCTGGACCAGGCAAAAAGGCGAACAGTTCGAGATTAGTAATTCGTCTAACGCGTATGTCTTAGAGTACGAAGGCCGACCACCGGTTAACGTACCGACTTCACCGATGCCCGCCGACCCGTTCAACTTAATTGAGATGCAGGAAAGATTCATGGAAGAACAGGGAGTTACAACTTCGGCGCTGGCTCAACTCCCGCCAGGAGTACGGGCAGGGGTAGCTATCGACAGCCTTAAGGCAAGTGAAATATCCAACTTAACGACCAACCAAAAGATGCTCAAGAAAACCATCGAGAAGATAGCTTGCAAGATACTTTACCTGGCGGATACGTATATCATGAACACCAGGGAAGTTAGCTACGACGAAGGCGGGGAAACACAGTATTTTGACGTTATTGGCAAACAAGGGGCAGATATTCGACAGAATAGATTAGGGGAACAGTTACCAGAAAAGACTATCGTAATTGATTCTTCAGATAGGGTAAGAATTGAAGTCGAAACCGGTCCGGGTTATACGGTTGAAGGTAAACGCGCTAATATGCTTGACCTTTCAAACTTCTTTATGGCGATGGCTAAGGAAGGCTTAGTCAACCCCGAAGCGATGCGGATTGTGATAGAAAAGTTATTAGATACCTACCAATTCGGGGCCACGAGTGAGTTCTTGGAAGAATA